TATGAATACAGCTAGAAGCAAGGGGGCTAATGCTGGAAAATACAATTTAGCTTTAGCTTTTGGAGGTACACCTGGTCCTTCTTCTGCTTACACAGAAGAATATGACGGATCGTCTTGGTCTGAAAAATCAGATTTAAATCAAGGTAGAAGTGAATTAGGGGGAGCAGGAACTTCTACAGCTGGTCAAGCTTTTGCTGGAGGTTCTCCCAATTATGATCTTAACGAAACTTTTAATGGTACAATTTGGACAGAAGAAGCAGATTTAAATACAGGTAGACAAGGAAGCTCTGGATGTGGATTCACTAATACAGCGTCTATTTGTGTAGGAGGAAGTAATCCTAGTGTAAGTGCTCTTACAGAACAATGGAATGGGACTTCATGGGCTGAAAAAGGAGATTTAAACACGGCACGGGAATTTCTTTCTTCTTTTGGTTCATCAACAGCTGCCATAGCGGCCGGAGGATTACCTCCACCAAGCGGCAGTAACGTTACAGAAAAATGGAATGGAACTTCATGGACGGAAGTTAATGAGTTAAATACGGCACGACAATATATAGGAGGAACAGGATCGCAGACTAGCGGTCTTGCTGTAGGCGGTTATACTACGACTGAAGTTGCAAACGTAGAAGCGTGGGATGGAACATCATGGACGGAAGTCAATGATATTGCAACAGCTAAAGCTGGTAAATTCGCAGCTTCAACTACAGGCGGTACTGCCTATGCAATGGCGTCTGGAGGTAATCCTGCAACCAATGTAACTGAAGAATGGTCTTCTCCTGCGACTGTATCCACAGTGACTACATCTTAGACTTGACCTTTCTCTAGAAAGAGCATATATAAGTAATTAGAATGAATAAAGAAAAACGTAACATCACTGCAAAGCTACAAACTGAGTCGAAGTATTTAACTAATATCTTAGATAAACAAGATGTCATTCAGTTCAAAAAACTAATACCTGAACTTCAAGATACTTGGATGAAGAAACAGATGTTTAGAACAGAAACTGAAATGAGATTTTCTGTATTATCGGACAATAAATATCCAACGAAAGCTGCAAAGTATTGGCAATCCGTTAGAGAACAAAATACACACTTTGAAAACTTAGTTCATTTATCTTTTGATTCTAGAAAAAATGATATTGAAATAGAAAAATTAAGAAGAGACGTGAAGAAAGAAAAAGATCCATTAGACAAAAAATTAAAGCAAGTTGAATTAGAAGAAAAATTATATAGTAAAGCTCAAATGGAATTAGTAGCTAAACATAGAATGAGAGAAGTTGCTACTTGGTCTAAACTTAAAAAAGAATTTCATGATGGCTCTTTTGATGATAAAGATGTGGATACTCACCAAGCTAATTCATATTTATTAAGACTACAAGAACAAAAGAAAACAATTACTCCTGGAACATCACAACCCGAAGTTTTTAATGTCTTAGGACAATTAGAAGCTTTAGAAAAAAATATTCAAGAAAAGAAATTATCACTCGATAGCAAATCACCCAAGCAACTTAAAAGAAAGTAAAATATGGATTTTGACTTTGTATTCTTTGGTCAAACCTGTCTTAAATATAAAACGCCGGTAGAAGTGTTCGCCGGTCTTACAGAAATTTACGAAAAAAGAAAAAAAGAACTCCCTAAAGCTAACAAACAACTCGTGGGTAAAATTGAAGACGAAGTTTCTCTTCATTTTTCAGGACCTAATAATGAGAAGATGTATCAACATAATTTTTTACCAACTGATTTATTAAAATGGTTTTATAGTGTCTTTAAACATTACTTAGATTGGAATAAAATTGAGAAGTATGACATGAATATCAATTCTATCTGGGTTAATGAAATGAAAGCCGGAGAATATAATCCTATTCATATTCACCAAGGAAAATTATTTACAGGATTATCTTCCGTCATGATTATGAAACTTCCATCTGATTATGGTGTAGAATATTCAGCCGAACAAAAACCCATGAATGGAAGACTTCAAATTTCAGGTTCTTCCGGGGGACAATTTTGCAAAACAGATTATTCACCCAATGTTAAACTAGGAGATTTTTATGTATTTCCTTATGACATGCGTCATTGTGTTTATCCTTGGAATGGGAACAAAGAAAAAAGAAGAACATTAGTTTGTAATGTGGATGTAGAGTATGATCCAATTGCATCAAGAACCGCTGGCGAGGTACAGAAATAATGCTTTATGAACCACGTTGGAAATCTTATATGGCCATTACCAACGAATCTATTTTTACACCTAAACAATGCCAACTGATTATTGATGCAGGTCATGCACAAAAACCAGAACAAGCGAAAGTAGGAGGAGGAGGAAAGAAAGACGGATCCTATGATACTAAAAAAAGAGTAACAACTATTAGTTGGATTCCATTTAAAACAATGCCTGAGATGTATCAAACAATTGAAAGCACGATGCTTAGAACTAATTCAAATCATTTTGGTTTTGATGGTATGAAATTAACAGAACCCGGACAATTTACTGAATATCCTAAAGGAGGTTTTTATGATTGGCATATGGATTCTGACACTAATTTTACTCACGAACCCACTGTGAGAAAGATTTCAATGACTTGTTTACTTTCTGATCCTTCAGAATTTAAAGGAGGAGAATTAGAATTTATGGATAAAGGCAAAAGACCCAATGATTTAAAACAAGGCCAAGCTATTTTCTTTGCATCGTTTCTACGACACAGAGTAGCACCTGTTAAAAAAGGTATAAGAAGATCTCTTGTTATGTGGTTTGGAGGACCTCCTTTCAAATAATGCTTAAAAGAGATTTAATGTGGCCTACCCCTATCTACCATAAAGATTTTCCAGATTCTAAGAACTTAAATAAATATTTATTTAAACATATAAAAGCATGGTCTAAAAAAGATTCTACTCTTGAGAAAACTAATTCAGGTGGAGGGTGGCATAGTCCAACTGACATGAATACCAGACCTGAATATAAACTTTTATGTAATCATCTTTTTGTTATGATGAATGAAATTTTTAAAGATTATGGACTGGAACCTAAAGTAGGGCTAGGTAATATGTGGGCAAATATTAACCCACCCAATGCTTATAATAAATATCACATTCATCCTAACTCAGATTTTTCAGGAGTTTACTATATTCAAGTCCCTAAAGATTCTGGTTGTTTATGGTTAGAAGACCCAAGACCGGGAGCTAATATTAGTTTACCAAGAAGGGTACCTAATCTTCCACAACCTTTATGGAGAGTAACTAAGATTCCAGCAATTGAAGGAAGATGTATTATGTTTCCAGCATGGGTTCCCCACGGTGTAGAAGAAAATAACACTAAAGCCAAAGGAGATAAAAGTTTAAGAGTATCTGTATCCTTTAATTTTATTCAAACCCCTAATGATGAAAACCAAACTAATTTACACAAAGCTACCTATTGATCAAATTCACTTTCTGAATAGAAAAGAATTTCATGGGTCTTCAGAAAAAAATTTTAAAGATAGTTTAACAGCTTCTATTAAAAAACATGGAATCTTAGAACCCGTGTATGCTGAGTATGGACACGATTATGGACCTATTATTAAAGTAACCGTGGGCAATAATAGAATGGCTGTTGCCAAAGAACTAGGTATTAAAGAAGTCCCTATTATTGTTAATATTTGGACTCCAGAAACATTTGATTTAGAAGGAAGAGAACTAAAAACAGATGATGAGATTAGATCTTTATTTAAATTAAAAGATCAATTACAAATAAGAAGAGATGAAGAAGGTCATATTGATCAAATTATGCCTCCTTATTATCCAACCGTATCCGATGCCTACATTTAAAAAAGATAAATATCAACTGATTAAAGGAGCCGTGTCCAAAGAGGTGTGTGACATAGCTTATCGTTATTTACAAATCTCAGCGGAAGCCGATTATTTTTTATTAGATAAAGGAGTTACTCATGAAAGAAATCCTTTAATAGGTGATTTTAAAGATCCCCAGGTCCCCAATTCTTATGCAAAGTATGCAGATCGTTTAATGGAAACACTACTTATTAAAACTATTCCTACTATGGAAAAGAAAACCGGATTAAAATTAATTCCCACCTATGCTTATTGTAGATTATATAGAACCGGTAATATTCTACAAAGACACAAAGATAGACCGAGCTGTGAAATATCAACCACTCTTAATTTAGGTGGAGATCCATGGCCTATATTTATAGACCCTACAGGATCTAATAATGTCATTGATGAATACAAAGGTATTCATAAACCAGAAGCTCCTAAAGGTATTCCCTATACGTTAGGCCCAGGAGATATGATCATTTATTCTGGTTGTGAACTAGAGCATTGGAGAGAACCGTTCCAAGGTAAACTCTGTGGTCAGGTATTTCTACACTATAATCATGCAGATGGAAGGTTTGCAAAAACCAATTTGTATGATAAAAGACCTATACTCGGCATACCTAAACTAGGTTGAACTCGCCGCTAATATAGTATATTTTCATTACAAGGATTTTTGTATGCTACAAAAGATAGGATTTTTGCCTGGATTTAATAAACAAGTTACCCCTACAACTGCTGAAGGACAGTGGATTGGAGGAGATAATGTACGTTTCAGGTACTCAACACCCGAGAAAATAGGAGGGTGGGCTCAACTAGGAGAAGAATATTTAACCGGAGCAGCCCGAGCTCTTCACCATTTTGTAAACAGTAACCAAGTTAAGTATTCCGCTATCGGAACTAATAGAATTTTATATGTATATTCTGGTGGTGTATTCTATGACATTCACCCTTTGGTTAATCCATCAGGTACAGCTTTATCTAATTGTTTTAGTACAACTAATGATGATACAGAAGTAACCATTACTTTCGGATCCGATCACAGTTTTTCAAAAGGAGACATTATTCTCTTTGGTGGAACTTCAACTTTTAGTTCTATTACAGGTTCTAACTTTGGAGCTTCTGATTTTTGTGACAAAAAGTTTATGGTCACAAGTGTTCCTACAGGATCAACTATTACTATTACCATGCCAAGTGCAGAAACTGGTTCAGGAGCCACGACTTCTGGAGGCATAACTTATTTTCAATATTATTCAGTCG